TCACAAAACTCAATTCCTGCATTTCCATACTTCTCTCCAATGATCAAAACATTTCCAAGAATCGGGTATCCATGGCGATCTGTCTCATACAGCCATGAAGCTATCTTATTTAATTTGGTTTTGTCACAGTGAAAATAAAATTCTTCATCAACTAACATGCTTACTTTTGATCCTGGTACATTTTTAATCTCAATTCCTGCACCGATCTCTGTATATAATCTCTTGGGCTGTACATGTTCAATTAGCTCACATCTGTTTCCGATGTGTTCTTTCAACTTTTTTCATGATTTAAGTCCCACGTCTGGATATTCCAGCTCTTTTACCTCATTATCAGTTGTGATCAAAATCATCTTTCCCATTGTTGTTTCCTCTTCTTTCTTCTAATTAATCCCATCAATTTTTCTTTAAGATACCCTGCTTCGTTCATACAGTTCGGATTGTCGAGAAACAGCATTGTACTGTAATCTGGTCGCTGTTCTGTACTAAAGCCATTTTCCCAGATCTTAACGCTTAGCACTGCGGTGGCTCCATGATATTCGACGCATACGCACGGAACACCTGGCTCTCGCCAATCTATCCAGTCTATAGTTCCATCTGTCATCTCTTGCAGTCGCAACGATAGATCAAAGATCTCAACTGCTGTTTTTCTGATTTCACTTTTCTTCTGATCTGTGTTATAATTTGCTTGTCTATTTAATTGTGTGCCTAATGGAGTTGCCGCTCCGTGGGCACTTTTTTCTTTCTCATTCATCAAACCTCTTCACTCCTTCCTCAAATACTACTGCTGTGATCAAACACACAGCAGCTAATTCTTTAAAGATTCCCATTGCGATCAGCACTGCTGCTGTGCAGATCATTGCTTTTGTTTCACTTTTCATCTCATGCTCCTTTCTCTGGTTGATACAAAATACCAGTTACTTCCCAGAACAGCTTTGGACTGATATAATAATTTGTCCTGCTCTTTCCAGATTTTCTAAATGCGTATCCGATCGGAAGCCATCCGGCTTCAATGCCTGCCCTTATGAAGCAAGCATCTTTCCCCATCTTCTCTGCCGCATATGCTATCGGTACATTTCCTTCTGGAAACTGCTCTGGTGCATTTGCATATGCTGCTAAGATTCTTAGATCCTGCCTTCTGCTCACGTTTCTCACCTTCCTTTCTTCAGATGGCTTAACTCTCCGTCCGATAATTGAGTGCTATTTTTAATAATTAACCAATTTAGGGAGGGTTTCGGGGTTACGTGTATCGGACAGAGGATTAAGCCATCTGTATTTATTCTGTTGTCTTTCTTCCATATATCTCCTATACTTAAATCACAGGGCACTGCCATGTCCGAGTATTCAAGAAAGGAGAATCCTAATGAAATACAATAAAAATGCTACATTTTCTAAAGAACTATCATCAATTCAAAAAACTTTAGATTCATATCAAAGGTTGTATAATACGACAGCCATAAACACAGTTTCCAAAAGTCTTATGCAATTTCAATCAACTATGTCAAAACAACTAAATACTCAAGCCGCTGCCGCAACGCTTGTAATGCAGCAAGCATTAAGCAATCAAATGAGTGCTTCGATTATGCAACTTTCTAAAATGGCTGAATCCTACAACAATCTCGCTAAAAGTATTGGATCATCCCTTAATCAAGTTGCTGTTCGTGGATGTGCGGCTAAAGCCAAAGCTTTGGCTAGTTGTATAATTCTCAATCCATCTCAAACTCTTGTTTCTGGTGTTGCATCAGGAATACTTAGCAATAAAAATATTGATGATGACATTGTCATTCCCAACGAAATCGCTATATCTATTTCTGATACACTAGGAATTTCTGCTGATGAACTTGAACCTGCTATCCCATATAAAGATTCAAAGAAAATATCTACTGAAAAACTCAATTTGTATCTTAATATTCTCGCAGCAATCATTACAATTTTAATGGGGTTTTATACCCCTATCAGCGACTATTTCTCTGGAAAATCTACTGAAAAATATCAGCACCAAATGCTTCAAGAAGAACACAAGCAAACAGAACTTCT